CTTATTGTGCGAGTTGTTGGAACTTTGCTGCTATCTAAATGCTCTAACGCATCATCTGCATTCGTTCCTGTTACGGTTGAATCATTCTGAACTTGCGAAGTCTTTAACTTACTGTGCTGCCATTGAAAAGGTTGTGTGCCGAATGGAGTGCTAACGTATATCCAAGTATCGTCAACAGCAGGCGCACCACTTTGGAAATCTACTCCGTGAACTCGGTGTACTGTTGGATTAGGATAAGTGCCTTGTAAGTCTCCACCTGCTGCGCCACTTGGCGGAAGCGTTGTTGGAATCATTGGCTTGTTAAGAATCTCACTTACTCCACTTGTGCTGTTCCAGTCTGAATTGACCTGAGCAGCAGGAATTGTCGGAAGGTTGTCTAAGTCGTTGTAGTTGTTGCTAAAACCAACCGCGCTGATGCTTGTGATGTCAGCCTTCAAAACAATTTCTTCTTCTAACGCGTCAATGGCTGCTTCGATGTCTATAATCGTTTGACAATCGCCGATTGTTTCACACGTCAATCCTATGTTGTCCGTCGTCAAATACCAACCGCGCACCCCTGCTCCGTTCGTTCCGTAGTAATAGTTCGGTGCTGGTGTTGCTTCGTCGTTCACAAGAGAAACATTTCCGTTCTCGTCGCGTACTATTGAATCGATAAAGGTCAAGATTGAACCCGTACCACCACTTCCACTTTCGAAGAAGTCATTCCACTCCGCAGGAATACTGCAAGCGTCCCAATAATAAGGAACGAGTAATTCTAAACTAACCGTCCAACCGGTTAATGTATTGTGAAATTCTTCAAGGAATGGTTCGAGCGTTACGTTTTGAACCGTGATTAAGTCACCAAATAACATTCGGTGATTGGTAATCTCGGCAATCAAGTCTTCAGCAATTCGTTGAAGGTCGGACAACACCTCGCGTTGAAATTCTACTTTGCTATCTTTATCGCGTGGTAGATCCGCAAGGACAATCTGAAAAGAGAATGTCTTCGTTCCTTTCGCGTAAGTTACATTCGAAGGGACAACGTGCATAAATGGATATTCGGTAAACTTTTCAAGGTCTGCCGTGTCAATCTGCCCGTGTGAAAAGGTCTTTAAAATAAAGTGTCCAGAAGCAAATGCTTTGAATCTATCTATGAGCGCGTTGTAGCTTTGTACGTTCGACATAATTGTAGTCTATTAGGTAAGTCATATAAGTAAATATCTCCCAAGCACTTTTTTCCGTAATTGCGTCCAATTTAGTTATGTCGCGTCCGCACGCTTCCATAAACAAATGATACCAACCGTACCTTCCAAGTACCTGGTTTAGTCCTTCTCTGTCTTCAACTCCTGAGTCAATTCCTGCGTCAACTTCTGTACTTCCTTCTCCAAATAGTCGAGCGAAGTGTTGCTTAGTTCGTTGAGCAAAGTCGAAAAAAAAAGCAGCGCACCATTGAATTGTTCAAGTGTCATCTGCTCAACATAGTCTTGCACCTGCTCACGACTTGCCTTGCTGTGAGGTACGATTGTGTACTTCGAACCCACGCGCTTGTCGATAGGTCGGTAAAGCGTTCCCATTATCTTCACCATGTTAATTGAAATATCGGCAGCCCAGGTGCTTATATCTGCGTACTCGCCCATTGAGATAGAATACAGGTCGGGAATAAAACCGAAGTCTTTGTCCTTGATTGTTATCGTTTCAAAGAACTTTGCTGATTCGTTTACAAGTGTGTCTTCAAACGCTGCGAGTAATGTCGGCAAGTGTTGGAAGGGAATCTGTTCCGCTTTGTCTTTCGGTAGGTTACTAATGCTAACCAACTTGTCGATGTCGCTCTTTGCGCTGTGGTAGTCAACGTATTGCTTGACGCTGATGCTTGAATAGTCAGCAGGTATACTTACTTTTATGCTCATTGTTTTTTTTTTATTTTGGGAAGATTGGGAAGATTGGGAAAGTTTTAAGATCCGCAATAAAGACAACCTTCTTCGTCGTCGTCGATTGTGTTTGCTTCTTCGTGTACTCTGATTGCTTCCATGTGTACTTGTTCCTTCGTCCATTCGGGGTGGAACATTGCTATCTGTGACCGCAAAAAATTCAATTTGTTGTCGCTCATTTGTTCTCTGTGTATGTGTTAATACAAACCGCGTAACGTTGCGTTGAATCTGTATATTCAGCAACCATTGTTTCGTCGCTCATGCAACGAACGATAAATTCATCTTTTGGTTCTGTTGAATTTGGTATTGGTATTGGCATTTTTTTATTTTGTTTGTCGTTTATTTTCCACTATAACGCTTATTCTGTCTATTATTTTCCACTATCAAACAATCAATTGTTCAATGTCTATTTCGTGATGGCTGAGTAACGCTCGAAAGTATTCAAACACTTCTTCGATACCTTCTTGGTATGCGTCTTCTTGCCTGTCGTTGTACTTCGTAAACTTCCTGTATCCATTCATTTCAATTTCCCAAAGTAACATAGCCATATCACGCGCCTTTGTTATTCTGTTGAACTCAACACGATCGTGTGAATCTGAAAGGTCAAATGTCAAAGTTGCGGTACTCATTCGGTGTTTTTTCGAATTGGTGATTATAATTTGTCATTGATAATTATTTGAATCGGCGCATCGTTCACACCTGCTAATTCAGTTCGCTCAACATACCCTCGTTTCTTTCCGCGTGTCTTCAAATAGAAAATTGTTGCGCTTGTGTTGGGTGCGTCTTGAATACGGATTACTTCACCGTCTGGTGTTGACACCTCGCGGTGCGCTCCCTTAATCAATTCGAACAACTGACTTTCTGCGAAGTCAACAGCAAGGTCGGTCAATGATTCAACCTGCACACGATACGCTTCGTCCTCATTCATCCAACGGTAGTGTGTGCGTCTATCTATTCCAACAACTTCACACGCTGACGTTACCACACCCAAAGTACTTTCCAATGCTTTTAGCATAGCGTTCTTTTTTAGTGTAGCGTTTTGCGACTTTTCTTTCTTTTCTTCACTCATAATTTATAAATATAAGAACTACCCTAATTTACCTTTGTAGTGGTTAATAAGTTGCTCCATTCTGCTGTCGTAATACTTCGAGAACGTCTTGAACCCGTCGTTGTCTTGTTCGAACAGTCTGAATAGAACACCACGCAAACGCTGTGAGGGTTTCTTTAACGTATCTTCAAGTTCACTCTTTAATGATTCTACTGCATCCAGTTCTTCGCGTTTGAAGTCTTCGTCTTTGAAAGCGAGATAACCAAACTGATTAGCTATTGTAAATAGTTCTGACGCTTGTGAAGGTGAAAGTTCATTTGTTCCAAAGGTTAGCTTTAACGTCTTGTCTTTTCGCGTACCTACGCTTTCAAGTTGAGCTGGTATGATAATCATTTATTGTAAGTGTGTTTGGAAGTCTTGTAAAGTTGTAAGGTCGCCACGAAGGTTCTTTTTAATGTCGTGCCAACGTAAACTGTTAATGTAGAAATCAATTGTCTTGTCAGGTGTGAAAACGCGAAAGTGAGCGTTTTGAAAGTTAGTCCACGACATCACATTGTTTTCTTTGTACTTATCTAACATTTGACCGAATAGTTCTCTCTTTGCCTTGTTACTTACTTTGTTCATCTTGTTACTTCTTAAATTCTTGAATGACTCACTATACTAATTACTCTTGAGAATAGATCTTGAGCTAAAGTGAGAGATAGAAGTATCCAAGCACACTAATTTCTTAATGTGTTGGACGCTCACTTTTGCGATTTAATCACTCTGTCGAATGAGTCTTTTCGCTTTCGTGTCCTAACGTGAACAGCAATGTCCGTTAGTCTGGAATCTATCTTTCGAAGAATTGCCTCTCCGTGTGTCGTATGGCTTATTCCTTTGTCATACCATTGGGCTAATAACACAATCCCACAGTTGCCCTTGTTCGTCTTTTACCCTGCCGTTCAATACTCCCGACGATAAAAAATATACCCCCAATTGTTCTCAGCCGTCAAGCAAAAACAAAAGGGGGCAATAACTAAAATGCTTGACTATACAAATATACGTTCGTTGTGTCAAAAGTTGCCTTCAAAGTTTTCAGTTCTTAATTGTTCAAATCAACATCGATGTCCTTCATTGATTCAAGAAAAGTGTTGATGTCTTTCTTCACGCACGGCGGACACGTTGAACGCTCGTTGAACGCTCCCGTAGCTTTGTCCTTGAACGAATAGAAGCGAAGCATATCTTTCTGCTCAAGACGTCCTTGCGCTTTCATATCAAGAAGAAATCGTTTGAACTCTATTTGTTCTTCAAGAGAAAGAACACCGTTCCACTTTGACGCTGGACAAGATGCGAACGCTAACTTTGCTTTGATAGGCATGACACACCCACAAAGCTTGATTGACTTCTTTCTGAATAGGACTTCCGTTTCTACTTCGTCACCTACGATTAAAGTTCCGCAGCTTTGCGTTGAAGGTTCGAAGAATTTACAGGTGCGACATATTTCTAAACGTCGCTTATACTCATTTGATTTTGCGAATAACATTGGCTCTTATTTTTTGTTTGATATTATCTATTGTGCGGTAAAGGAACGGCATTGGTATTCCTGTTTCTTTTGACAACGCTCGGTAGGTGAAGTCTTCGAGTATGTACTCCTGAAAGATTAGTCTTTCAAACTCGCTCAGTCGACTAATTAGAATGTCCAGTTGCTCGTTTGTCATTCGTGCGCCAAGCCATGTCTTGTCGACTTCGTGTGCGTAGTCTTTGAAGTCGCGTCGGTTTCTATTCCACGCAATCGTTTGTTTGTAGAAAGGTGAGGTTGGTGAGTTGACTGAAAGATACATGACACGAATAAGATAGAACTCGAAGTCGCCCGTGTCGATTAGATTCTCAATGTGTTTTGAACCGAACATAGAAAGCAAAGAATCGTGAAGAAGATCCTCGTAGAATGGTTCTTTCCGAGCGATGTTATAAGCTAACTCTTTAAAGTGCTTATAGTGTCCTTCTATGTATGTTTCAAGTGTCAACTGTTGAAGTATTCATCTATTACTTTGATTGCATCTTCGCTACCTTTACAAATATACGAAGCATATCCCCTGTTTCTTAATTGTTCCTGCCACCGCTTCTGCTCTGGACTTGCGACACCCCCTTTCTCTTTCTTCATTTCTATTGCAAGACCGAAGAACGATCCGCGTGGTTCGTAAATGAATAGGTCGGGAAAGCCTTTGACGTAACCGGTACGCTTCATCTTGATCGCTTGCAAGTAACTTGTTCTCATTCCACCTGCGGAAGCGCAATACAACGCGTCGGGATATGCTAAACGCAGGTATTTTATTACAATTTCTTGTTGGTTCGATTCAGATTCGGGTGTTGCTTTACGTCTTGAAGCACTTTTTTTATAAGTTTTTTTGTATGTCGTAACGTTCATTTTCAATTAGTTATAAATTATTTTCAATTTATTTTCATTTTATGTGTTGAATATCCAATAGTTTAGCATACATTTGTACTCAACAAACAAAGATAAACAAAACAACACAACGCACCATGAAACAATTAGCATTCGAAATCGCTCAGAAAATTGCAACTGATAAAAATCCAAACACAGTTATCATTTGCGCTTCTATTTTAAAGGACGCATTTATTATGGGCGGTGTAAATAATAAGGATGCTAACACAATGGCTATCGATGGGATCAAAATTATAATGAAATCAATGTTAAACTTAACCAAATAATCAAATGAAAAAAACACTACTCTACATCGCGATACTATTCGCAGGAATGTTAATCGCAGGAACGATTGACGAACAAACAAGAATTTTAGAACAAACCCCAAAACACAAAACAAATGATAAATACCGAAGAATTTTTTAACGACCTTGAAAACATCAACAACAATTTTTTAAACACAAAACAAGAAAACAAAATGAAAGTAGAACTAATCGAAGAAGTAAAGTACAACGAAACTCTGTACTGGTTAAAAATTGACGTAAGCTATGTAGGTTGCTTTACAACCTACGAAGCCGCAAAACAAGAATTTGACAAAGCGGTATGTTTTGAACCACGTCAAACAGTCCTTGAATCAAAAGAAATCTAAAACCAACAAACAACATGAACAATGAAAAAAACCTTTATGTTACTCCGCTATTATTCGAACAAGAGTTTCAAGAAATTCGTGAAGCTATTATTATTACCCAAAATTATTGGGGTGATAAGAGAAATGGAACACTGGATTGGGATTCGTATTGTGAGTATCGAATTGACAAACTTGAACGAGTATTGTACAACCTTGATACAACGCCTTTCAAAGAACTACCAACACCCCCACAAGAAATCTAACTTTGTTTGCGTTTATTCATCAGCTAACGCATACAACCTAACGCACAACGAGATAAGCGCGAACATCGAGAAATGTCAAAAACTTTCGGAAGCGCGTTGGAACGACCAACTAATTGAATATATTTGTAACCACTAAAATCAAAATAACTATGAAATCGTTTTACTGCCCTCGCGTTTCTTATTGCTTTACGAAAGACGATATGAACACGCTTAACGAAAGAATCAAAGGCATCGCAAACAATTACAACGACGACCAAACAGGTTGGTTTGAAGTTGACGAAAATCAACACTTAGTCTTTGTAGACGATCAAGACAATATGTACACCATTCATTTGCGTGGTCGCTTCTGGAGAGCTGACGAGCCAAACTTTGACTTGGAATTTGTACGACTTGAAAAGGACGGTATCTCATTCCACTTCGACATTGAAATGTTTGACGACAAAGTATAACAATGGGTTACTACAAAAGACAAAGCGAGGAAGAACAAATGTCGCAGAACGAATGGTTCTGGCAGAACGAAGAAACAAAGCTCGCAAACAAATTTGAAAATTATATAAATCAAAACCAAATAAACAACATGAGCATAATTGCCCAACAACAAAACAACAGCGCAGGTCAAACAGTACCTGCAGGAACACACGTAGCGCGTTGCTACCAAATCATTCACATAGGAACGATTGTCGATACCTATCAAGGTGAAGAAAAGTTAGTCAACAAGGTGCGTCTGGTATTCGAACTACCACTTGAAACCGCTGACTTCGGTAAAGGCGAACAACCTTTCTCAATTGGTCGCGACTTTACTTTGTCAATGCACGAAAAGAGTGGCTTACGCGCCTTCGTTCAATCGTGGTTAGGAAAAGCAATGTCCGATTCTGAAGCGTCTAAATTCGACATCGGTACTTTGTTAGGCAAAGAAGCAATGGTGTCCGTAATGCACCGCACAGCGAACACAGGGCGCACCTACGCAGACTTGAAGGGAGCTTCGCCACTTGCAAAAGGAATGTCTTGCCCACCTCAGGTGAACGCAGCGTTCTTATTGGACTACGATTCGCAAGACTTCGACCTTCGATTCAAGATGCTTCCAGAGTGGTTGCAAAACAAAGTGAGTTCATCGGCTGAATTTAGTCAACGACTTGACAAAGCTGCGGATCAAATGAACAAGGCGAAGGCAATGCTCGAACAAAGCGGTTTAGTTCAGTCAACGGACGACACGGACGATATGCCTTTCTAAATGAATAAGATGTTATAAAAGGGTGTTATAACATACATAATGCCCTTTTATGACACTTAATGAATAATAAACTACACAATCAAAACACAATGAAAAAATTAGTAACACTTGAAAACCGCGTTGAGAAACTACTTAAGAAGTACAAATTTCTCCGCAACAACAACAACGCACTTTGCGTGAAAGTTTGGGAACAACAGTTCGACGAACGCAAAGACATCACAAGCAACTTCTTTGCTATGTACGAAAGCGGTAAGTACGTCAGCGCGGACAACATTACACGCATTGCACGTTTGGTTAAGCAACACAACGTTGAGTTGAGAGGAACGAACCACGAAGACAATAAGAAGAAACAACAGTTGATTAAACCACTATTAAAGAAATGAATAAAGCAATCTATAAAACTCCATTTGGTCGCCTTGTCAAGATTAACTTTAAGACGATGCAGAACTTCAAGAATGTTCTTCGCATAAGCGATCCTACCGCAAGACTTTATGTGACACATCCAGAGCGAATGAGAATCAAAGACTTCAACAACATTTGCCTACACACAGGTCTTTCACGCGAAGAAGTTTTTTCAACCTTTACCCCAACCAAATTAATAAACGAAGAAAATGACTAATCAATTAACACTTAAACTATCAGATGCAGAAGTTGTATTTCATTACGATGAACTATTAGACGGCAACATTTTTTTAACAACAACCCCTCATTTAATAAAGCAAAACTTTGAAAACTTTACTATTGAGAATCCTTTTCCAGATAACAACACTCGATATAGTGTAAGAGAAGAAAATGTATTTATTGCTTGTTTACATGATAACGGTGCAGTATTTCAAATTTTACTTACAAAAGATTCAGATGAAAAGTTTTTTAAGAATCACAAAAATGAAGGTGTTAAAAATCTTTATCAAGACATTTTGAAAACAGCATTTGAATTTCCTAAAATGGCAACATTTGGAAGTGTAGTTGAACATCTTGATGAACTAAACAAAGAAGAAAAATGAACGCAAAAGAACTAATTGAATTTTTAAGCGAGTACGAACCGAATACCGACGTTGTTATTTACATAGTAGAAAACGATAAATTAAGCGGTCACATTCATTTTGGAACTGGCGACGCTGCGATAGAAGGAGAACAACAAAAAGTAATTGCCTTAATCGTTGACAAGAACACAAGCAAACCAATAGAAATCTTTGATAATTAACACAATGACTAACGAACAAATACGACAAGAACTAATTGACATGATTCCCTTCAGGCACATGGAACGATTCGAAACATTATGGTTGATGCTGACACCACGCTACGAACGATTGACGACAGAACAAATAAAGATTCAACAGGAACTGGAGAACGAACGTGAAATGTTTTGGAGTGCGCTTGAAGATATTACTTGCAGCGTCTTGGGAATACCTTCACAGCAATTGTACACACCAACGCGACGACGCGAGATTGTAACGGCACGACAAGTAATTTTCTTTCTTATCCGTCCTTGCTACCTTCAAAGCTACGAATCAATCGGCAAGCACTACGGCAAAGACCACGCGACAGTAATGCACGGAGTTAAACAAGTGAGCTGGCAGATTGAGGTTGACAGGAACTACGCAGCCAACGTTGAGCGCATCTGTTATATATTAAATGATATGGGTTATGCTAAACCAATGAAGTTTTATACTAAATTTGTCGAGCATCTTGAACATCAAAAAGAACTTAAACTCAAAAAACAACTAAAGAAATGAAAAGTGAATTAATCTTTTGTCCGAACTGCGAAAGCAAAGAACTCGGAGAACGTGTTGACGAAGTATTGCGCGACCAACAACTTGCCGATTGGGACACCGCCTACGAACACGTTGATGAAGACGGAGAAATAAAAGTATGCTTCGATTGTCAGGAATGGGACGACGCAGACGACGACGCGAAAGGCGAAGGGTGGGACTAACTAAAAAAATAATAAGATGCTAATTTTACAACTAAAAAAGAGAATCGAGATTCTCGAAGCGCAGGTTCAAGAACTATTGAAAGTTCCAACCGCACCTACGCTAATAGCAAAAGAAAAGAAGTCGCCATTCGTCAAACCAACTGTTGTCGAAATCTACGACTACGCCTGTGAAAAGTTAAGCAACGACGACGCGCTGAAGTTCACCGAGAAATTCCACGCGCACTACGAAGCAAACGGTTGGAAGGTCGGACGCAACCACATGAAAGATTGGAAGGCTGCCGTCCGCAAGTGGGACTTATCTACTTTTGTAACTACAAACCAAAACACTAAAATCAAAAATGGAAAATTCGATTCCGATGCTGCGCAACGCATCTACAACGACGCTCACAACTACACAAAGGGTTGATCGTGCGGAAAGAGAAAGCGCATTTGTAGCAGATTATGACTTGCCAAATTTTGTCAAGTTATGCTCAAAGGTGTGCGCCATGTATGGCATCGCGTTACCTGAAGCCCAACTGTTGCAAATGTTGCATGAGTTCATAGGCAAACACTTTCGGTGGGTTACGTTTGAACACTTTAACCTTGCGTTTGAATTGAATGCAGCTAACGAACTGTCAAAGAAATGCGAACACTTCGGAGCGTTGAGCGTAGTGTTTATTGGTGACGTGTTGACGCACTACAAACCACACCGCGACAAAGCGAATCTACAAATACAACGTGAAATCGCGGAATCAAAAGAAGAACAATCTAAACAATTAAAAGAAAGCGAAATGGCAGTAAACGATGATAGCTGGAGAAGAATGCTTGCGGAAGACATTGCAAGTTTTAAGAAGGGAAAATATACGGTGATTGAGATTC